CCACTGATGACTTTGACATCATTCTAGATGCTCTTATTCCTCAAAAGAGCAAATTCACAGTAAATAAACAAAGTTTAAACGCTAAAATTGGCGACTTACTCATCGTTAAAGATAAAGGCTATCCATACGTTGGAATTATCACTTCAATCAAGACTGATGATAAGGCCCAAACAAAAGTAGAGACAAAGGATTATCTTTCTTTACTAGATGTTGATGTGCCTTTACCAACTTCTTTTAGTGGCAATTCCGCTCAATTTATCGTGAACCTTATAAACAACACATTCAGGTATTCCGGCGACACTTACCAAAATGTCTCTTATTTAGAAACTGCGATTGAAGTGGTGAAAAACTGTAATCTTACGTATGAAGCTGATACCAAAGAGAACATCCTCGATTTAGTGGAAGAGTTCTCTAAAACGTACGGCATCAGACTTGAGTATGAAGTGGTGCTCGCAAATGGTAAGTTTTCAAAGATAAGAATAAAAGTGGTTTCTGCAAAGATTGGAATCACAATGAAATCTAATCTTGGAACAATCACCGAGCTCAATGTAAATGACACTAATGAGATAAGCTTAAACAAAGTTTACTACATTCCAAAAGCTGAAAATACGCAGCATACAAATCAAGTCATTTATTACCTAACTAATGATGGCCAAGTGGTAACAACCGCTCCAGCATTAAAAAGAATTCATAAGGTCAAAATGAAATATGAGTTCTATGGTGATAAAGACTATGATTCTTTACTTACCAAAGCCACTAAAGCACTGGTCGATTCTTCTTTAGAGCATACGATCACTTTTAACTTCTCTTTTATCACAAATAAGATTGAGGCGTTAAAAGACTTAAAAGTTGGTGCAATAGTGGTATTTATCACTGAAAACAAAACCTATGAAACCATCGTCTCTAAGCTGGAATTCAAAGGAACCTTTAACATCGCCAAAATAACACTTGGTGAATATCGTCTGTCTTTGACAGATAAACTCAAATTAATTGATAGGAGGTCAACCTAATGGCTATTCAAAAAATCACATTTGATGCTGCTTCAGTATCTAGCAAAATGGATGCCGACATTAATCACTTCTTGACGAGTGGTGTGAACGGCATTTTTTATGGCATTTTAGGTAGATGTCAAGCATCCGTCAGTAATAACTATATTTCGTTCCAAAACGGCTATGTTCAGGTTTATGGAAGAAGAATTTATGTTGAAAGCGGCACCAAGATTTCTGTCTCTTTAGATGGCTCTGCTTATGGCTATGTGATCATCAAGATTGACTTAGGTAATAACACGATTACTTTAGAGAAAAAAGAAGCCAGTTCTGCTTATCCAGCTCTTACTCAAAACGACTTGATGAATGGTGGCCTCATTTTTGAGTTCCCACTCTGTAGATACACCAAAACATCAACGTCAATTACGCTAGACACAAACTACGACCCACCTTCAATTAAAAACGATCAGACAAACATTAACGCAAAGGGAACAGCAGTTTTAAGTGAAGCTAGTTCGCGTTATGGCCCTGTTTACGATGGATGGTCTACTTTGTCCTATGGACATTGTTATGTTTTTGATGGAATTACAACATCTAATGCATATGACGGAATCATCTCCCTTTATGTAGGTGGGACTAATGTCATATTCTGTGGTGCTTCAGTTGGTGGTAGTGGCGGTATCGTCCATTATCGTTATAACGGTCAAGACTGCACGCTTTCATGTCAATTAACTAGCAGCAAACTTTATGTCGAAGATTCAAGGGGGAACCAACCAAAATATGCAAGAGTTATTAGATAAGTTATTTTCACCAAACAAAGTTCTTCTCTGCTATAGATGTGGCTCATCCATATTTGGCTTAAGCGAAGACGAAAGCGATAAAGACTTTACAGTCGTTATTGATGGCTATGATAGCTGCAACGTCGTTAAAACAGATGACTGTGACTTCTTTACCTTTGGTAGAAGCTATTTTGAAAGGCTTAAAAATTTCGATAATGGATGTCTTACCTATTTCCTTTGCTGGCTTGATAACACTTTGCTCGCAAAAGAGAATCTCATCTATGTTGATGAATCGATTAAAGACAATTTAGATGAATTCCTTTACATCGACTTTAAAAAGCACTTCAAAGATTGGCTATATCGACTAATTGCCTACTTTGGAATAAGGCTCGAGAACTATAAGGAAGAGAAAAGCCTCTATCACTTGTATCGAGTTGAATCCCTTATTAAACACTATAAGGAAACAGACAAGTTTGAGTACTATTTCTCCGAGGAGAACAAAGAACTCGCGATGGACTTAAAAACTAATCTCAATATGGAAAAACATCTCCCTAGATTAAAGGATATTTTTTCTTACCTTTTATCTCTTTATAAGGAGGAGGAAGAGAATGGAAATTAAAGACATCATCTTATCCCTTATTTCAGTAATGGGAACCATCTCATCGATTGTCTTTGCGGTTCTAGCTTTTAGAAGAAATGATCGCGGCGATCATAAAGAAGCTGGTAAGAATGAAGGTGTTCTCATCAGTGATGTTGGATACATCAAATCTAGTATCGATAGGGTTGAGAAATCCATTGAAAAACTAGAGACTGGTCAAGTGGAATTTGGTAATAGACTAACAAAGTTAGAAACCGAAGTTCATGACCATATTTATAACAAAGCGATTCATAAGACCATAGGAGGTACTAAAAAATGAATCAGATCTTACTTAATGTATTAGCGACAGTAGTGACGTGTATCATTCTGCCGCTTATTTCTTATCTGGGATTAAAACTTACCCAGTGGCTCAACACCAAAATAAAGAATGACAAAGGTAAAGCCTTAATGGAAAAAGCAACACAGATCGTTCTTGATTCTGTCAGATGCGTATTCCAATCTTATGTTGAAGCCTTAAAGAAAAGTGGTGGCTTTGACCAGAAAGCACAAATTTATGCGTTTAACCTAGCTAAAGACACAGCTCTTAAACAGCTGGGTGATGACGCTAAGGACTACATAGCCAATAACTATGGTGACTTGCAAGAATGGTTAAAGACTGAAATTGAAGCATCAATTAATAAACTTAAAAATTAAATAATCCCTGTGAAAGCCGAATTGGTGAGTAACAGGGATTTTTTATTTTGGGACAAATTCTGGGACAAAATTGGTATAAGAAAGCAAATATGTTAAGATAATTTTGCAGCAGGAGCATAAAACACGTTGTTTAATGCGACACCTATGTTGATTTTTCAAGGAGTGGTGTGCTGCACTTAGTTTAAGTAAACAAATAATGAAGGCGAGGTTTATGTATGGCTAGAGAAATTTTTGATTATAGTAAGCTAAGTCCAAGTAACTTTGAATATTATGGATTCCATCTAAAAGATGGTAGATACCACATTGATACGAAACGTTTGATTAAGCTTCATTGTGATGGTTCTTTTCCAGAAGCTCTTTTTACTGCGCCAAGAAATACTCATTACTTTATTCCTAAATATAAGAATCGTTCAAATTACGCAGTCAACGTTTTAACGGATCAAATAAATCGACTTACTAGTGATTGGAACACAGAATATAAAGCCGCGATCAGTAATCTAGTAACTCCAGAGCAAGTTAGAGAAGACGTTAGAGTCAACGAGTTGGCTCACACTTCTAGTGCTGATGATTTTGAGGATGCTGAATTCAATTCAATTCTCGCAGGGGCTAAACGCCAGAAAAAATATGGCGAAGTAATTAAAAGTATTCATTTGCAATATTTACAAAAAATCTTCACAGAATTGTTCAGAACTATCCTTCTGGTTATTAAAGAAAGGGGTTATGCAAACGATTTAGATTTTACTTATAAATCATTCTTCTTCTATGTCCAAGATCAATTTAATACTCAGACAAAAAAAGCAAACCCTTTATATAAGCTCCCTCATTATCGTTATTTTGATATCTTAAATAAGATTGATAACTTCCTAAAACATAATACTGTTATGGCTTATAACGCATTAGCGAATAACCCATTTGAAAAAGATGAGAAACTTAAAAAGTTTCAATCTAAATTTGTTTACTCATCAAGAGAAGCTGGATTCCAATATGAAAACGGCATGTATGCAGGCAATTGGTTAAAAATTGGTCCAGAATTTGTTGATGAGATGCTTAGCAATCTCTATGAGTTTGTTAAAGAATTTTGCGAAATGATGTACGGAGAAGATGCTGACGAAGCTCGTTGGAACTCCGATGAATCACTTTTGAAAATTTTAAAAGATAATTTCTACGACTTCATGTAGAATAATAAATGCAACGAATAATCTAGCCTCAGCTATATGGAGGAGGACAAGATTATGAACAGTTGCTACTCTTCCAATAAAATTATGGAAGAAATCAAGTGTCGCATTAAAGACAAGTTCAAAAACCAAGAAAACTTTGGGAAAGAACTTGGTGCGAGTCGTAAGACCGTGAGTCGAATTCTAAATCACGGTACTGACATCTCCACATTCTTCAGAATATGCAAGATACTTGGTATCGACGGAATATCAATCGACTGATATTCCTTTTTTGTTACCATTTTGGGGACAAAACAACAATTTAGTTGTTAACCGAGTAAAATAAATAGCAAACACGCACACGCTTGTTGTAAAATTATTTCAAAGGACACTTCATGGCTTATTTATTTATCTCTTTTGCTGATAGACTCGATAGAGACATTTCTACAAAGAATGAACTTTTTGGAGATTCACTTAGAAGTCAATTTAACAATCTTCAAAAAAGAATCCCTTTAAGAAGACAAACGAATAATTTTCAAAGATTTATTGAAACTTGCTTTCCAACCGGAATGGTTAAAAAGTATTACATTTCTTGTCCTAATTTCCTTAGAGAGAAGAATGAATCAAAAAGTGGAAAAACACAATTCTTAGATAATGTTGTAATTAGACCAGAATTGACAATGTCTATGCGTTCCTATTTGCCGGATAATCAGAACGTTATTCTAATTGGTAAAATAGTGGAAGGCGGCAAACAAAAATTATTTGAAGTAAAAGGCATTCAACTTATTGATGATTCGATGAGATCTCCTCATGACTTGGTTGTTTCAGCAATGGCGTGCAACTCTTTTGCTGTAGAAAAAAGAAGTGGTATCAATGGCACATTTAATGTTAGCATTTGGTCTATTCCTAATGTTGATTACAACGAAACATATTTCACCCCAAATAACGTTTATGAATTAATCCGCTCCTGTTATACCGTTTCTCAACCTGAAGAAGTGAGAAAGAAATATGAAGAGTGGAATAAATATATTGAGTTCAGAAATTATTATCTTCAAGAACAATCAAAGAGGAACTTTAAATTAGATAGTGCTCAATTTGTTAAAGCTTATGCGGTTAACAGAAAAGAATATAGACGGAATTCTTCAATTTATGAGGATTATCTTTTAGATAAAAGACCAGAATTTAGTTATGGAGAAATGATCCTCTTATCTGACAAAATTGAAGAAGCAGAAGAATTCCCTGTAGTTAGATTAACGATTGATAGAAATAAAAAGAATTTTGAAGCTGCAAAGGTATTAAAAAGAGGAAAGAACATAAGTGAGGAAGAACGCGCTATTCGTTCGTTAGCTAGTGATAACGTATTCATTACTTCATTAGATCCTATGAGTGTAATAAGAAATGATGAGCACCCTAAAATTGGTGACATGCTTTCTGCTGGTTATGCTTTGGGTGATAGATTTAAAGTTTTTTCATATGACATACTTACAGAAGAACATTTAGCTGAACTTGAATACGAGCACGACATTGCGTTAGATGAAAAATACAAATCTATAGATTCAAAATATGAAAAAAAGATTGCTTCTGAAGTAGAGGCATTAGTTAAAAAGCTTGAAAAAGAATATGACTCTGAGATTGAGTCTTCTTTAAAGAACAAGAAAAAAGAATTAGCTTTGTCTCTAGACTCGGATGTTAAAGAAAACAAAGATACTAAAATATTAGCAAAGATTCAAAATCTGCAATCTCAAATCAAAAAAGAGATTGTTAAGAAAAATCCAAAAGACAAAAAAGAGAAAGAAACCGAATACCAAGAGAGAATCAGCAAGCTCCTTGAAAAAGAATACAGCAAGATAGATGTTGTTTCGCTATATAAAGAAAGAAATGAAGAACTTCTAGCTGAATATGAAAGAAAAACAAGAATTGATTATGCTAATAAATTAAAAATTTATCGAAGCGAGAAACAAATTGAAATATCTAACAAATACAAAGATGATATTCGAAATGAAAAAATCTCCGCTAAAGAATCTCTTGATGAGTTTTTAAAGAACGATAAGCAAAAAGCAATTGACGAAGAAACAATAATTCGTTTTGCTTTGTATTTTAGACTTGGTGATACTAATAACATTATTAGTGATAAGCAGATTAAAATTATTAATTCTTGCTCGTTTATTGTATATGATAGCCGCGCAGAAAAAGCGAAGATTGCTAGACAAGAACAAGCTCTTAAAAACTTTTATTCCGGTTATGTTAAAAATCCATATCTTTCAACATACTTGTTTAACCCCGAAGAGCTCAATAGCGTTCAAGCTGAGCCTAGCGATTGGACTTGGTATTTAGATTCGCTTAATGACATGCAAAAAGAAGCTGTGAGAAAAGCTGTATCAAGTAATGGCATTTTCTTATTGCAGGGTCCTCCAGGAACAGGAAAGACTCAAGTTATAGCTGAAACTGTTGCTCAGATGGTTAAAAAAGGCAAAAAAGTGTTGATCTCTAGTGAAACACATAAAGCTATTGATAATGTTTTTGAACGTCTCCCAAAAATTGCTGAAATTGTTCCGTTAAGATTAATTCCGTCAATCAATAAGAAAGACAATGAGTATGGTCCAAAATATTTAGTGGACAATTTTTATACGAATATCTCTTCAAATATGAAGAAATCTATTGAGCGTTATAGAAACTTCAAAAAGAACAAAGAAGAGTTTAGAGAAAAATATGATTTGCTCAAACTTTTAAAGTCTAAAGTCGATAAGTCTATTAAAGTTCTAGAAGCCGCAAATAACGAAATCAAAGGTTTAGAAAAGAAATCTGCGGTTGTTAATTCAGAAATTACCGGTCTTAACAACAAAAAGGATACTTTGAGAATTGATATTGATGTTCTAAGAAGAACAATCCGCCATATTGAGAATGATAATTTAAAGCCGGATGAAGATGTCAAGGCTGATTTAATAGTGGAATATCGAAATTCTTTATCACCTTTGTTTGCTCAAGACACTTTCCTTGATAAAGATATCGGTGTTCTAGTTAAACTTATTAACGCAATTAAACCCGAAGATATTAATAGAGAATTAGCCATTCTCAATCCTGAATCAAATAAGACACTATTAGAGATCAAGAGAAAAGAAATCAAAATCAGCATGGATAAGTGCAAAGATGATTTCGACGAAGTTCTTCCTGATAAACAAGACGAATACGATAGATTACGAAAAGAACTGATCGATATCAAAAAGCAAATCGATGCAGATAGTGAAAAGATGCCAGATGACTTGAAGCTAGGAGAAATTTTTAATTTCTCATATTTGGTCGCGAATTCTGCTTCAATTTATGATTTGGTGATTTCTATAAAAGAACAAATCTCAGAACTTAAATATACATACATTGAAAAAGTTAAAGACGAGTTAACTAAAGTTGAATCTGAACAAGAGAAGCTTGATATTGAAATAGAATCTCGTAAAAAGATTATTAAGGGTTTGAATGAACAAATAATTGATATCCAAGACAGAAACGATGTTAAAGAAGTTCAAGAAAACAAATATAAGTTAGAAAGTGGAATCATACAATTCTTCAGGGATTTTGAAATCTCAGAACCATTTAATGATATAGACGAAGCCTTGGTTATTATCAAACGCAAATGGGATGAATTAGATACAGACTACAGCAAAAAGGAATCCGAAAACAAAGAGAAGATTCCAATGTATGAAAAGATTTCAAACTACATCACAACTGAGGATGTCATTGAAGGCGATAGAAAAGACTACACAAAAGAGCTTTTTGAAAACGCTAATGTCTTTGGCATTACCTGCACATCTAGTGATTACTTTACAAGTAGAAACGTAGATTCTTTATCTGAATACAACATAGATAGCATTGATATTAAGTCTGCGGGAATTGATGTTGTCATCATTGATGAAGTCTCAAAATCTAGTTTTATTGATTTGCTAATTCCTATTCTTTATGGAAAAACAGTTATTTTGGTTGGTGACCACAGACAGCTTCCACCTATGTATGAATTTTCCAAACTTCGCGATGATGATTTTGAAGGATTGGACGAAAACATCATAAACAAAGACATTAATAAAAGATTCACGGAGCTTTACGAGGAGTGCTTCTTTAAGACATTATTTGAAAAGATCCCTTCCAGCTATAAAACAATGCTCGTCCAACAATATCGATGCCACGAGCACATCATGAATGTTTTCAACCATTTCTATAGAAACGAGCTTAAATTAGGGTGGGCAGGTCAAAACAATGCAAAGCAGCACAACGTTAAGCTTTTCTCAAACGGCAGAAATATTATTGAGCCTAGTAAACACATTTATTTTATTGACTGCAAGGGTAACGAAACTCATGAGGCTGATTCAACATCAATGTACAACTCTGGCGAGGCAAAAGTGGTGGCCGAATTATTGAGAAAGCTAAACACTTACTTCAAGGAAAACCCTTCACATGAAAAACTGAGTATCGGCATTATTTGCACATATGGCGACCAAGCGAGAAGAATCAAAGAAGTTATAAAGAGTGAAAAAGTTAAGACAGACGCCTTTAAGACAGACGTAGAAAAGATGATTGTTTCTACGGTCGATGATTTCCAAGGCGATGAAAGAGATATCATCATTCTTTCAACCGTCAGAAACCCGGAAGATCCAAGAAGAAGCAATCCTGGATTTATTTTGGCATATCAAAGAATCAATGTTGCTTTATCGAGAGCTAGAAGAATGCTAGTAATTGTTGGTAATAGGAATTACCTTGAATCAAAAGGCGTAATTGATTTACCAGATGTATATGGAAGACCAGGAATGGATCAGCATAACTTCAGAGTATATGAAGAGATTCTATCTACAATAGAACGCTATGGCAAAGTCTTAGATGATACCGACATCATTGGTGATAAGGAGGCAAGAATTAATGGATAAGCTTAAATTAGAAACATCAATTCAATTTCCCTTCTTTAAGATGAATGAACTCGTGACATATTCCGAGGTAAAAAAACCAAGTGGAGTGGCCTATATTTTACTTGTATTGATAAATGAATCTAAAGATAGAACCGCAGGACTTTCCAACTTGTTGGAAAATTTTGGCGTCCCTAAGAACTTGCAATATATATTTGCTGATGAACTTGAAAAATTAATAAGCCAGGATATCTTGAACTGCGACGGCTTTTATAAAAACGAATTCGAAACCTATTCAATTGGTTATTTCAGGTTTACGGAAAAAGGCAAAAAGATCTTCGCCGAGGAATCTATACCTACAGGAGTAAATAAAGAATCAAAAATAGCTGTTTTTTATAACATAGCTAAGAATGAACTATCATTATCTATTGACACAGATCTAGAACCAAAGCCCTTGATGGATTGTGCACTCACTCCTGAGTTTGTTTCATCCTTTAAATGCAATAAGGACGTTGAAGCTTTCCTTAATCTAAATAAGGGCAAGCGTGGTGTCGACATTAAAAAAGAAGAAATTATCACTAAAGTTGAAACTATTGGTGAATACGAGAATTGGACAGCAAAGTATGACTGTGATATGGAAATCAAAGGAACCGCTGTTTCAATCAACTTTAATGACGATGTTCTTCAAAAGTTCGCAGAAACTCACTACAACAACGAGATATTTACTGCTTCCGTAGCGTATAAGAACAAATTTAAATTTAAGTCAGAATATGCTCCTCATATTTCGTTCAATCTATTTGATAGCGAAAAGATTAATGGCCTATTGATTCCTAAAGATATTGATGATGTCTTAAAACAAAAGAATAAATTACTCTTTACCAAAGGTAACTATAATTCCAATAGTGGATTAGTTTATTCTGATAAGCGCTCTATGGAAACTCTAAACAAGTATATTGAGTTTATTCAAGTCGACCTTCATGATTCTATTTATGGTTACGTTCCTGGAACATTTGATTTTAGTTCTGATAAATTTGGAACAATAACCTTGCCTCTCGTTCTGAAATTAAAGATTGAAAATGAACAGCTTAGAAGCTTAGCAAAAGAATTCTTATCCGACAAACTTAGTTACTCTGATGAAAACTTCAAAACACTTGTTAGATTAACTGACGTTTCTAAGGACTATGAATTAGCATATTTGATCATGAACGGATACATGAAAGAAAATTGTGAAACAAACTTGGTTTGTTTAAATGAAATGAAATCATCAGCCATTACAAATCCAAATATCCTTGCTAAACATAAAGAACTAACTAAGAGCAACTATATTACTTATTTAAATAATGTTTCTGAATCGAATATTGAAACTGCGCTAAAAATAACTCAATCAGTTCCAAAATATATTGGAATATCTCAAGATGATTCATTGAAGCTGTTATTTAGTGGCGGAAAAGATTTCTCCAAAAAGGTCAAAACATTTGAGATTCTATTAAATTCTGGTTTCTCAAAGGAAGCTGTCGTTTTATACATCAATCCTGTTCCAGAGTTATTGGAGAATAGAGAAGCAGACAATAAGGTCCTTCTAGATTTATTAAATCTTGATGAAAGAATTAACTCTCTCAAATCGATTACAAACATACGAGACTATAAAAATTATTCATTCGAAGAAGAAAATCTTAATGCACAATCTTTTAAGTCAGAATATTCTACTGCTCACTCTTTGTTAAAGAACGTGTCATTCTTTAAGGCTTCAAACGCTCAATTGTTTGCTGAATATGAAGGCTTTATGAGCGTTTTTGGATTAATAAATGATCACATCAATATGGTAGAAGATGCTTTGAAGAATCCTAAAAACATAAAGAAAGAATTAATAGAAAAGAAGATTGTTTCTGGAGATTATCAATTTGTCTTTGTTAATCTTGCAGCGAAATTAGAAATGCTTCTGAAAAATAAATACAATTTAGATGGAAAGCTTTCCGA